ATAGAAGATTCGCTATGTTTACAGAAAGAGTTAGCAATATGTAGAGCATTTCCCCCATCTGCCACTCCAATTTCCAAGTATTTAATTGGTATATTTCGCATAGGAATGTATGGCGCCCAGTTTATGCCTGGATCTCTGTTGTAATAACGACCTGTAAAATTTGGAGGTTTACTTTCAATATTTGTATCCTTTTTAAACTTTTTTGTCCAAATATAGCTCATTTTACATTTCACTAACAAATGAAATCGTATTTACGAACTCATTTGTTAAAAAATTATTTAAAAATCAAAAATTACTAGGCAACAACTATACCTCAAGCTTAGTTGCTGTAAGCGAGGCCACCCATACCGGACATCACGCGGAGCACGTTGTAGTTGAGCGCATAGACGCGTACCTGGGCAGTACGAGAGCCAGTGACCGTGTTGAGGGACACAGTGAGCTGGAGAGTCGCCTTGTCGATACGAGAGAAGTTGCAAGTGCCGGAAGGCTGGTGCTCCTCAGGGCGGAGGGCAAAGCTGTACACGTTGATACCAGTGCTGGGGGTACGGCTGTGGTGCTGGTAGGGCTGGACACGGTCGAAGTAGCTGCCCTCACGCTCAGTGAAGCGGTCCTGGCCGTTGAGCTGGAGCTTGGCGACCTCCACAGGGTTCTTACCCTCGCAGCGCACACCGGAGTCGAGGATGACCTTGGCGAGTAGGTAGTTGACACCAGTCTCGAACTCGGGCTCGATAGAACCAACGGAACCCTGGGTATCCACACCGAGGAAGGCGGAGGATTGGGTGGCGGCAGGGCCTAGCTGAGTGCCAATCGCGCTGGCGAAGGTGCCAGAAGTGTTGGGCGCAGCCGCAGTGTTTCCGCTGGCCTGAGACAAGAGGGACATGATTAGACCCTCAGTGCTGAAGTCATCGGAGTAGTTGAAAGGCTGGGGACCGCCGATGGAAGAGATCCACACAGGGTTGCTGCAGTCAACGAAGGAGTCGCGCTGGACCACCCACTGGAGTTCCTTGACGGGGTGGTTAAAGTTGAGCTGGATCTTGTTGCTAGAGCTGGTGATGCTCTCAGCGCCAGTGTACTGCACCTGCTCGATGAGGTACTCGTGGCTCTGCTGGGCGAAGCGGCGGCGCTCCTCAGTGTCGAGGTACACGTAGTCAACATAGAGGGAGGCAGCTGCGAGGGACTGGGCCGCGGACGCAAGAGGGACACCAACAGTGGACTCAGTGTACTGGCAGTTCTGCCACGTCTCAAAGTCAACGTTGATGCGCACCTCGTGGTACTGGAGCGCAATGAGAGGCACGGCCAAACCAGGGTTGCGGCAGAACCAGAACTGGAGAGGGATGTAGAGCGTCTTGGCGGGGGTACCGGAGCGGGGCACGCAAGAGATGGTGGTCTCAGAGCTAGAGCAGGTCGCATCTAGCGCAATACCACCAGTGCGCTTCATGAGCACAAGGTCGTGGGTGTTACCAACGAGGGAGTCTAGAGCAGCCACTACACCAGCATCCGTAGATAGCTGGGTCCAGATCTGCATCCAGTCACCATACTGGCGATCAATGCGCTGACCACCGATCTCAACCTCAACCTGCTTGATGAGGCGGTGACCGATGTAGTTGAGCCAGCGGAAACCACCAATACCCGTGATGGCACTTCCAAACGTTCCGCTCGAGGGAGTTAGGTCAATCTGGGGGAGCACAACCTGCACGTAGCTCTTGTACATTAGATCAGCGTTACGGTTGATCACAGCCGTTACACGCTTGTTGAAGTCGGCCTGACCGTTGAAGGTAACCTCAATGGACTCCACCGCGAAGTTGGTGTGACGCTTGTATAGAATCTTCCAGAAGGTAATCTGGGGGTTGCCAGAGATATAAATATCCTGTGCACCATAGCTGACAAGTTGCATAAGACCACCGCCCATTTCTGTTTATGATCCTTAGCAAGAAAAAATTTTGTTAGAATAAATGAACGTGCTACTGGTACCCACGAGCAATCCTATTTGGAATATATTCATACGATCACTGGTTATAATGATTGTATTGATATTTGGTTTCAATGTTTCCTTCTACAATGGATATTGGGTAGCAGTTATCCACGATGCTGTTTCTCTACTATTAATTCGGGATATAGTTTAGTGCCCAGTGGATCCAAATCCACCTGCTGCCCGATTATCTGGAGCTGGTGGCAATTCCTCAAGTGTGTCTACAAAAACAATAGTCTTCCAAGGCAACCAATTATACTGTACAAGTTGGAATAATCTCTTACCTTCATCAATCGCATAATAATCAGTATTCACATCTACACAATCAACTTTTGCGATTACTTCACCACGATATCCCATATCAATAAGTCCAATGCTATTTGCTAGACGCAAAGGAGTTGATGATAAAGAACTACGAGGAACCAACATACATGGTGTATGATTCTTGTTGTCATCAAGTGTAGCTACAAAGATCCCAGTATAGATAGGTCTAGCCAAATGCCCACTCGAAAAATAAAATTCATGAGATGGAGTCAAAATATCAAATCCAGAGTCGGTCCATCTACGTGATAAAAGTTGTTCTTTTGCTTGTTCCCGCAACTTCGCATTTGAGATGTAAACATATAGGCTCATCTTACTCTAAGAGACTATTGATAGGTTTAAATAACAGAGTAGCAGAAACAGCGCCTGAGAATTGTGCGATCAAATTATACATCGTATCTTGAGCATCTCCTCTTCCAAGTATATAAGTTGCTAGTGGTCCGAATGGAGTCAAAAATCCAGTTGATATGCCTTTTGTCATCATAAGTGTAGCAAAATAAATTACTCCCATAACAACGGGATCTGCTTCTGTTAACAATTTAGCAGTTACAATAACCAATACGCCTAAGTATTCAATAAAATACTTATACATTTACATTATTTGTAATAAGATGTTTCAAACAAACTGCCTCATACTTATCAATTCCTCCAACATCTACTTGTTGTAGCAATTGGCTATTCAATTTAATAGTATATGGTGCCTCAGTTCCATCTCCACATCTTGAACACAGAGCACAAAGCTTTGTTACCTTATTTGCGTGTGGGATCAACTTTAGAATGTCACCAAATACATTCTGCTTCGCATCACCATCCAATCCAACCACCAGAATGTTTTTGTACATAGATTGAAGCATATAAACAATAAGTGGTTGTAGTCCCTTAAAGAACTGAGCCTCTTCGAATACAATTACATCTGCGTTTCGCATTTCTTGACTTGGATATAGATCATCATTTGTGTCCCACATAATACATGGGGTAGTCTCCTGATTATGTGTAATAAGTACATTCTCAGCAGAATATCGGATATCTATATTTGGCTTCACAACAACCACATTTTTCTTAATAGCTACTTGTCTACGAATATAAGATAGCGCATAAGTTGACTTGCCAGAAAACATAGGACCAACTACGATTTCTAGAGACATTTTTACGTATAACCAATTAAACACTGTTTAATCCATTTTAAATAAATGGAAACAGCTGATGCAGTTATGAGTGGAGTGTTTATTGGTGCTTTTTCTTTGTTTGGAGTTGGAATTTGTGGATATTGTATTTATCGTCAAAAGTTTATGAAGAAGATCAAGCAATCTCGATCTGAACAAAATTTAACAGATTTAGAAAATGCCGAACCAGAATGATTAATGGATATGATGATACGCGATATGTAGACCTGTAGGATAAATTGGTAAATATTCAATTTCGTGATTATCTACTCTACTATCCAAAAATGTTTTTATCCAAGGCAAGTTATAGTCATCAAATAATACCTTTCCATGTCTTTTCATAAATAATCGAATAAAAGCATAATCGCTAATAACTTCTTGGATTGAATGTCCCCCGTCAATATGACAAAAATCAACTGAACTCAAATAGCTCGAATTCGAACAAAGCGATTCTAAAAGAGTTTTCTTCGAATCTCCAAAAATAGTTATTATTTTTGTATTTGGATATAGCGATCTTACATAATCAAGACACGGTTCTGTATACTTATGATGATTAATATCAAAAAGTATATATTCTGCAGTTGGATTGATATCCAGCATTAAAAGAAGACTATGACAAGCATTAATACCAATTTCACAAATGCGAGACTTTGCATATGCAAAAAATTGAATATTTTTAATTTTATGTTCGTTCCGTTCTAACTGAAAGTTTGTCGGATCATCATATTGATTACAAATAAAATTACCTTCAATTGGTTCTCCTATTGTTTTTACAATATCTGCAATATGCAAAAACTGTTGTTTAACTCTATCGTTGATTATCATTTAATTTTAAATATTTGGTTAGTTGAAAATCCATTACTCGAATACAAGCCGAGGAACAATATGCATTGCCTCTAGTTCCTGTGCCCAAAGCTTGACTGCATAAGGAATTGTCTTTTCCTCAAAGTCGGTCTTTGTACCACAGCTTCCGCAATGATAGATTCCTTCCTTTGTATTCATTACTGCGATTGTACCACAATTCTTACAGAACCCAGTTGTGAAAGGATCACTCACATCCATGAGTCGCTCTTTCGTAAACGAAGCAGCTCCATGAGATAGCATACAGTCACGCTCCATCTCACCCACACGCAATCCACCATCTCTGCTTCTTCCTTCGCAAGGTTGGCGAGTTAGAGATACAATGGGTCCATGAGCACGAGAATGCTTCTTGTCGATAACCATGTGCTTGAGTCTTTGATAGAATGTTGGTCCCATAAAGATCTCAGACTGCATCATTTCGCCAGTTTGCCCATTGTACAAAATTTCATTACCATATGGATGCATACCTAGCTCGCTCATTTGCTTTCGTAGCTCCTCAACAGACAAATGTGTGTAAGGAGTTCCATCACCAAGTGATCCTTTCTGCGAACATACTTTGCCAAACATAGTTTCCATAAGTTGGGCAATTGTCATACGAGAAGGCACTGCGTGAGGATTCATGATAATATCTGGTCGCAATCCGGAAGCAGTGTAAGGCATATCCTCTTCATTCAGCATAATTCCACATGTTCCCTTTTGCCCGTGTCTCGAGCTAAACTTATCTCCAATTTCTGGGATTCGTTCAGATACAACACGACACTTAACAAATGGATAACCATCTGAATTCTTATCCTGCCAAACTCCATCGATACGGCAGGTTTCGGTATTCTTATGGCTTGTAGAGGCATCACGATATTGGTAACCATTAGGATCACTCTTGATACTTGATACCTTACCAATTACAATATCGCCCTCCTTAATTTGTGAATTGAGCATAGGTACACCATTGTCTTGAATCGCATGATACGAGGATGTCTTGAAACCTCGTGTATTTTCACGACGTGGCTTGGTAAACTTTTCCTCCTTGCCAGAAGCTACATTTCTGTGCTCCTCATCCTTGTAGATTGTATAATACAGCGTTCTGAAGAGTCCGCGAGTTACAGAGCTCTTATTCAGGATAACAGAATCCTCCTGATTGTACCCACCATAAATTCCAATCGCAACAATAATGTTATCGCCAGATGGCATATCATGCGTGTTAAGGATATTCATAATTCGAGTCTCAACAAATGGCCTCATTGGGCTACATAGAATATAACCATTCTTATCAAGTCGTTTGGTATAATTTCTTGCGAAGATACCCATTGCCTGCTTCCCCATAGCAGATTGGTACGTGTTTCTTGGAGACTGGTTGTGGTTTGATAGCGGGATAGTTCCTGCCATATGTCCAAGTACCAAGCTTGGATGAATCTCACAATGTGTATGAGATGTAGTTACTTCATTTGGGAACATAGCCACACGAATCACTTCAGTCTCTGATGGATCAATGTATTCCACACATGTTTTCATCCATTCATTCCAATTGCTTGTATCCTTTGGAAAATCTAGAAGCTTACCATTTTCTACTCTGAATAGAGGTCTTACAAATCGCCCACCATCGGACTCAATTGTAATTGAATTTTGTAAGATATTCCAAGCTACACCCGTGTGTGGGTGTAGACGAAATTCCCTCTTCGCAAGCCTCAAATTTTTGTATATGTTAATTGGATCACTCGTGTATGCCACGATAACTCCATTCACCACAATACTTGTTCCTGAATAAATCTGTTTGACTGACTTAATCCAATTAATATTGTCCATTTGTTCAAGCAGTTTCATGCTTACGCTTGCTGGCGTATGCTGAGAAATAGCTGTCAATGTTGACAACGATTTTACAATACCAACTGAATGACCCTCTGGCGTCTCTACGGGGCATACATATCCCCAAGATGTGCCATGAAGCTTACGGGGAGCCAATAGCTTACCAGATTTTTCAACTGGAGTCTGAATTCGTCTCAAATGACTGATTGTAGCAGAGTATGATAGTCTGTTAAGTACCTGAGATACACCAACCTTCGTTGCGTTTGACATAGAGCTAGCTCCAGATCCACCCAATCCCTGTACAGTAAAGTTACCAGTAGCTAGAGATTGCTTGAGTTTTCCTTCGATGGTCGAAACCTTCAAAATCTTGTATAAATTGTTCACATTTAGTACCTCAAGTGGTCGTGGACTTTCGCCCTTCTTCCAGCTATCATTGTTTACCTCGTGGACAAACTTGCTACGAATGTCCTTACATACTTTCTGGAATAGCTGTCTGAAAAGATGAGTCAACAAAGAGCCAGTTGTTACAATGCGCTTGTTTGGGTAAGCATCTCTGTCATCAATTGGAATAATACCCTTTTCTGTCATCAATAATCTGCGAACCATCCAAGCTGTAAGAATACACTTTCTTGCTTCCAGAGTTTGCGAACTGCTCTGATCTCCGCCAAATTTTACATGTGGCAAATATTCAGTTTCTAGAATGCTGCGAACATACGCATGCTTGTCTTCCTGCGTTGTACCATACTGTAGATGATGAGTCAAATAATCAACTGCGTCTTCGCGAGTATATACTTTTACGTCAGAACACTCCTTGAACGAAGCAGATAATGACTCGAGTAGAATATCATTATGATCACTACATACTAGGTTTGCGATATCTTCATCGTTCTCAATTCCAAGTGCTCGGAACATAACCATAAGAGGAATATCCTCTCGAAAGCGCGGAACACAAACCGTTAGTGGATATCCAAATCCGTTGAACTTAGAAGATAAACGAATATCTAGCTTCTTTGGTGGAGTCGTAAATGACTCATGAAGCGACTTCATTTCCACAGAATATGTGTACTTAGAAGCTGTCTTCTTATTGAAGAATACCATAATACGATTATCAGCAACCTTCTCTTGACAAAGAATTGTTCTTTCAGATCCATGAATGATAAAGTAACCAAATGGATCATATGGACATTCTCCAATCTCTTCCTTTGTGAGAGGATAGTCCTTCATGATACAGAGAGAAGATCCTAGCATAACTGGAATCTTGCCCAAAGATACTCCTTCGAAAATCTTAACTTGCTCATCATATTCTCCAGTTGCCTTA